TGGATGAGAAGAAATCCTAAGAAGGTAAAAAATGCTTATTTATTAAGAGAATATGGAATTTCTCTTAAAGAATATAATATATTAGTTAAAAATCAGAATAATCTATGTGCTATCTGTATAAAAGAAGAATTGGGAAAGAGCTTAGCAGTTGACCATTGTCATAAAACAGGGAAAATAAGAGGGCTTCTATGCAGTGATTGTAATAGAGCGATAGGTATGTTAAAAGATGATATTACGATATTAAGAAATGCTATTGAATATCTATCAAAATGATATGGAATCTGAAGAACAGATAGAAAACAATCCTAATCAGTCAAAACCGTGGTTATTTAAACCAGGTATTTCCGGAAACCCCGGCGGAAGACCTAAGGGAAGTGTTTCTTTAAAAACATGGGCAAAAAATATGCTTTCAGGAATGACTGATGAAGAACGAATTGAATTTCTTAAAGGATTAAATAAGATAGATCTTTGGAAAATGGCAGAAGGAAACCCAGCACAAGACTTAACAAGCGGAGGAGAAAAAATTCAACAAATACCTATTTATGGAGGACAAAGTGTTCAAGGACACGACGGCCACAAAGAAGATATTCAGTCTGAAAAAGAGAATTAGAGCTGTATCCGGAGGAACATCAGCATCAAAAACAATATCTATTTTAGTTTGGCTCATAGATTATGCTCAAAATACAAAGAATCAAGTCGTGACAGTAGTTGCAGAGTCTGTCCCACATCTTGAACTGGGAGCGGTAAGAGATTTTAAAAACATAATGAGATCACACGGGTATTGGGATGAAAATAGCTGGATAAGTAAACCAGCAAAGTATACTTTTAATGAAGGAAGCTTTATTGAGTTTATTTCATTTGATAAATTCGGCAAAGCTCATGGCCCGAGACGTGACATTTTATTTTTAAATGAAGCGAATAATGTACCGTATTTGATAGTTGATCAACTCATTACGAGAACAAGGAAAATAATTTGGATGGATTGGAACCCGTCAGAAGAATTTTATTTTTATACAGAAATGCTTGGCAAAAGAGACGATATAGATTTTATTACACTTACTTATCTTGACAATGAGGCTCTTGATAATATATCAAGAATGGAAATAGAGTCTCATAGGCATAATAAACAATGGTGGACAGTTTACGGAGAGGGTAAGCTGGGCGAAATAGAATCTAGGATATATCGGGACTGGGCGATCATCGACGACATTCCACATGAGGCTCGACTTGAAAGATATGGACTTGATTTCGGGTATACGAATGATCCATCCGCCATCGTAGCAGTCTATCGATACAACGGAGGATTCATTCTTGATGAGATATTATTTCAAAAAGGGTTATCGAACAGGCAGCTTGCCGATACATTCACAAATAATCCACAGGCACTTGTAATAGCCGATAGTGCGGAGCCAAAATCCATAGACGAAATACGAAGCTACGGAATCAATATTCTCGGTGCTGATAAGGGTAGGGATTCAGTCATGCACGGCATACAACTAGTACAAGATCAGAGGATATCCGTAACCAAGAGAAGTCTTAATATCATCAAAGAGTATCGTAATTATATGTTTATTAAGGATTCAAGCGGAAGAATAACACAGGAACCCGATCACATGTTCAGTCACACAAACGACGCGGTTAGGTATGCAATCACCTCACTTATGAGGATCCCCGAACCAAGCCATGATGACGAGATGAGGGTCTTGACAAATAGAGTTGCTAGGCTTTCAAATGATTTTGGAGTATAGTATAGCTATATGAGAACTCCCCTAGATTCTACAAAACATAAGGATTCGGGCAGAGATTTCGATGGTATTTACCAAAGCTATTACGATCCAAAAGAAAGGATCAAAAGACATATTTTAAAACGTAGAGAGGAGAGGCAGCAATTTAAAAAACAAGACGTTGGTCTATAGACGATATGCCTAAGGGGATTTATCAACATAAACCAAATCAGGGATACCAAAAAGGACATAGATCTTTTTTAACAGAAGAAAGTTGTATAAAGTTAAGTAAAACAGCAAAAGAGAATGGATTTGGTAAATGGATGACTGGAAAGAAGCTTTCCGAAGAAACAAAAAGAAAGATAAGCGAGCACCATAAGAAAAATGGTATTGGTAAATGGATGAAGGGTCGGAATTCTAGAGAGAGTTGTAAATTTTGGAAAGGTGGCATAACGCCTGTTAATACTTTAATAAGGACATCTATAGAATATAAAGAATGGAGAATATCGGTTTTTAAAAGGGACGGATATGCATGTATTTTTTGTGGTGTAAAGAATGGTAATGGTATGACTATAAAGTTTAATGCAGATCATATTAAGCCTTTTGCACTTTTTCCAGATCTAAGATTCAATGTAGAAAATGGTCGTACTCTTTGCGTACCATGCCATAGGACAACCGACACATTTGGGAGTCGTATTAAAACATATAATTTATGAAAATTTTAAGCCAGATCCGTAGTGAATTGGAATCATTTAAGAATAGCGAGGTTGAGATTTGCAACGGGTATAATTACAGCCAATATAAACTTTGCAGACGCATAATGCTATATAAGAATCAAACATTCCCTTCCGGTAAATTTGATAGTCAAGGAAATTATAAATACTGGTTTGATATTATTTCACCAAGAATAGATTCAGAAATTAAAAACATTGATTTCGATACAAAGGACATAGTGCTCGCTTCAGATAATCAAGAAGATTCAGGAAAATTATTGATAGCTAATGCACGGCTTAAAGACTTCCTTCGTGAAACAGGAGAAGCTGCAAAACTCAATGAAGGAATAGAGAGAGGCAGCGAATGGGGTAATGTCGTCTGGAAAAAAGTAAAAGAGAGCTACAAAGTAATGGACTTGAATAATCTTCTCGTTCTAAATCAAATAGCTGAAACACTGGAAGATTCTGATGTTATCGAAAAGGAGATTATGTATTCGGCTGACCTTCGTAAGAAGATTGATATCTGGGAGAACGTCGAGAAGTTAATTGATTGCTCAAAGATTGATTTGAATAAATCAGCACCCGAGTATTACGTTTACGAAAGGAATGGAGAGATAAGCCAAAAGGATTACTACGAAGCTAAGGGTAAGACGGGAGGAGATGAAAAGAAATACATTCTCGCTAAAGTCATTGTGGGAGGAATTGAAAATGATGCACCTACAGAACTTTTATTCTGTGAAGAATTAAGTAAGAAGCCATATAAGGAGTATCACAGAGGTAAGTATTCAGGACGCTGGATGAGATTAGGACTCTACGAGGCTTTATTTGACGTTCAGACGCGTGCAAATGAAATAGGCAACCAAATCGCCAGAGGTCTTGAGTGGTCGTCTAAGACGATCTTCAGAAGTTCCGATACGGTTATAGCGCAGAACATTCTGACCGATCTTCAGAATGGAGATATAGTTAAGAGCACCGATTTAACGCAAGTGAATACTCGGATGGAAGGATTCGATCAACTCATTGCCGATTGGAACAGATTGATGACGATAGCAGATAAGATTGCCAACGCCTATGAAGTTGTTACGGGCGAGAATCTCCCAAGCGGAACGCCATTCTCACTCGCGGCACTTCAGAATACCAATGCAAATAAACTCTTTGATTTTATTCGTGAGAAATTAGCGATATCATTACAAGAAGTAATAGAGGACTGGATACTCCCAATGCTTATTAAAGATCTAAAAGCGAGTGATGTCATTAAGCTCACAGGAGATAGCGGAATACTCACAAGGTACTATGAGATGGTCATAGATGATTGGTATGTTGCTAACCTACTGGCATTTCCACCGCATGGCCCTGAAGAAGCGGCGGCACTTAAACAAGCCAAAATGGAAGAATTGATGAGAAATAAGGAAACCATAGTAACACTTGAGAGGGATATGTGGAAAGGATTTCTACCAAGAGTGATAGTTAGCATTACGGGGGAAAATTATAATCTTATGAGTGAATTGGAGACGCTTAAAACGTTTATCACCTTGGAACAAGACCCGCAACGTAGAACCGCGCTTATAGAAATTGCTATGCAAAAAAAGGGTTTGGATATAGCTAAGCTCCCGAAAACACCGCCAATGCAGCCACAAATGCCTCAACAGGGACAACAACAAATGCAACCGGCATAATTCATAACATATTATAATATGCCACACAAAGGATCGTATGGCGGAAAAACGCCAACCAAGAAGATGAAGAAAGAATCTAAAGAGAGCCACGTTATGGATAAAATGATGAAGGATATGGCTAAGAAAAAAAGAATGAAGATGAAATAGTATGACAAAGAAGCAATCCATTGATTTTTATAATGCACTCGTTAGTCTGAAAGATGTTACAGGCGTAAAGTTCTTATACGCAGTAGCAAAGAATATAAGGGCCTTAACTCCTGAAATAGAATCATTTAATAATGCTATGGAAATGGATGATGATATGAAGGATTTTGATAAGAAAAGGGTTGCGTTAGCTGAAAGTAATGCAGTTAAGGATGAAAAAGGAAAGCCAATCATCGTGAATAATACTTATTTATTTGAGGATGAAAAAACGGCAGAGGAGTGTTTCCAAGACTTAAAGAGCCAATATCCGGAAGTTGTTGAAAAACGCGAGAAACAGATGAAGGAGTTTAATGATTTTTTACAAAATGAATCTGATATCAATCTCTATAAGGTTAAACTTTGCGATGTCCCAAATGAAATAAAGCAAGAACAACTAACCGCTATAATTGACATGATAGAGGAATAATATGAATTATTTGGAAGCAGTCGAGCATAAAATGCGTAAACAAGGTAAATACGATAACGAGATAAAAAGAGAACTGAATAAGATACAGGGTATAAAAGAAAAGATCGTCATTAAATCAAATAAAGATGCCGGACCTTCAACAAATCAAACAAGTTCTTGAAAGCAGTGCGGGATCCGAACTAAGGAACTATCTTCTTTTAAAACTATCCGAACTCAAAGACATATCAAATATAAAAGAATATCAGACTACTGCGGCGCAAAGCCTTGAGATAAAAGCCCAATTAAGAGCATATAATAAGTTAAAAGAGATATTGTCCGATATAATGATATTCAGTTCCGATACTAAGGTGAAGGATCCGCGCGATGACTTTAATGTCTATTGACAAACCATTTGACGCATTTTTTAGGAAGACTATACTTAAAACATGGGCAGCTATGCCCTATAAAATAGCTTAACGGTGCCACGCACCTTCAATCTATGGAAAACGAAGAAGAGATCTCCAACTCTGAAAATGAGGCGGATGACCAAGAATCCGAAACAGACTTGGAAACTACGGAAACAACCGACGAGGATACCTCGGATGTTGAAGACGTAGAAGCTCTCAAAGAGAAAAACAGGCAGCTCTTTGCACGGGCTAAGAAGGCTGAACTTGAACTTAAGAAATCAAAAGTACAGCCCAAAAAAGAAGAAAAGCCTGATAAGCCCGACGATATAGAAAAGACAGTCGCATCGGTGCTTGAGAAGCGTGATCTTGAAGACCTTGATTTTAACGATGAGTTTAAAAAAGAGGTTCAGGATTATGCAAAACTTAAAGGTATTTCTATTAAAAAGGCTCTTTCTTCCGAGTATATCTCTTTTCAAAAGGAGAAGTACGATAAAGACAAAAGAGTCGAAGAAGCATCTTTAGGAAACAAAGGAAGGGCGACTGTCAAAAAAGATTATAGTAACATCGATCCTAACAGCTTCGACTTCACTACTGAAGAAGGAAGGAAGGAATACGCAAAGTATGAAGAACACTTGCGGAAAGAATTAGGATAACATGACTATAATCGAACTTGATCCGATAGACGCTGAACTGTTCATACGGTTTAGACAATATCAAGATCAATTCACAATCTTATTGGCGCATGGATTGTTTGAAGAATACATAGGGTATAAGGCAATCCATAAAGACGGGAAACAGATCAGACTGATTGAAACCCATTTCGCCAGTAAGATATAGTCTTACTTCAACAAAGAAGCGGACCCCCAACAGGGGGTTCGTTTTATTTATTCGTAACCTAAAAGCCAAATCTATGGCAAATACGCTTTCCACAGGCTTTAATGCCGCGTATTGGACACCGAAGATGCAGGAGACCTTTTTCAAGGAATCTGTTGCACTCGGTGTTGCAAACACAGAACTCCGCGCTGACTTAAAAGACGGGGACACCTTACACAAGCCGTATGGTTCATACGCCCGTGTTCAGACCTACACAAAGGGTACTGACATTACGGTAAAAGATATTGGTTCAACGGATGACACACTTACCGTATCAACGGCTAAAGTAGCGTCATTTTATGTGGACGATATCGACCGCATTCAGAATAAATATGCTGTGATCCAGGAATTTGCTGCAGGAGCACAACGCCAGTTAAACAATACGCTCGATCAGGCAGTATTCGCTGAATACACAAACGCAGGAACGACACTTGACGCAGCAGCAGTCGGCGGTTCAGCAGGATCGTCAATCTCGCTTTCTGCTTCTAATGTGCAAAATGTTTTTTCAGCAGCAGGACGAACACTCAATACGAACAAGCGTCTATCATCAAATCGCTTTGCATTGATTAGTCCTCGAATGCTTGAAATCTTACAGAACTATGTCGGTGGTCGAGAAACAGGTTTCGGAGATACTGTTTCGGAGAATGGAAAAGTAGGAAATCGCTTTGGTTTCTCACTCCGCCTCTCAAACAATCTTCCATTCACTGCAACATTGACAACCTCTGCAACAATCAGTGCCGCTGAAACAGTTGTTATTAACGGTGTTACATTCACCTTCCGAGCAGTAGCCGCCGCAGCAGGCGATGTCGATCTTGGTTCAACTGATGCAGAGGCAACAACTAATCTTGTTGCCGCTATCAACGGAACCGGTACGCCTGGTGCAACGACTTACATTGATTTGACTGCAGAAAATCGCCAGCTTATTGAAGAATCTGGAATTGTTGCGACAGACAATACTACTACGATCGGTATTGTCGGTTATGGAGATATCGTTGTATCAGAAACGATGGCGCAGGGTGCAAATGTATGGTCAGTACAGAAGCAGTTTGCTCTCTTCGGTATCAATGGTGCGATTGATCTTGTTACGCAGAAAGCACCAAATGTGATCTTCCGACCGGCTCAACTCAGAATCGGTCAGTATGTTCATCCGTGGATGTTGTACGGTAAAAAGACATTTACCCGCATGCAGGACAGTCTTGTAGCTGTTGATATGGATGCGAGTGCGTGGGTTTAATCTCCTACTAAACCTCTTGGGGCTGTATAGGTTAAGCCCCCCTCTAAACGGTAAGAGCCTCAACTAAGAGGACTCCTAACATAGGACAATATGGCTAAATTATTCAACAGGTCAGTTCTCATCGCAGGAGAATTGAGAAAAGTAGGAACGCCAGTCGTAACAGTCATCACTTGGGATAAAGATGATGATGTTACATACGCTACTGGGGCAACTGTTCCAACTGATACAGATGCCGGTTATGCAAAGGGTTGCATATTCATTCAGACAGACGGAGGAGTGGGAACCACCCTTTATGTGAATGAAGGAACAGCAGCTTCAGCAGACTTTAATCTCCCAACCACTGGCTCGCAGGGTGCGACCGGATATACCGGATATACTGGTCCAACGGGCTATACGGGAACAACGGGTTATACAGGTTACACTGGTGCTGGTAACTTCACCGGTTATACCGGACCAACTGG